TTAAATCCTGTGTTTCTATGTTCAATGATTTAATCTGCTCACCAACAGCAACTACATTTTTATCTAACGCTGTAACTTGATCTGCCAAAGTATCTATTTCATTTATATATCGAACCATCTTAGATTCTAAATTTTCTATACGATTAACGTACGTTGCACCTGTGTAACCAAACCCTGCTAGGGTGCTGACAATACCAGCCAGTGCAATTAGTTGTGTTGTTTTATTTTGAAACCAGTTCATTTTATTTCTCCGTTATAGGTTAGGTTGTAAATCTTGTAAGGCTTTTAATCCATTCAAACTATCTGAATACATTCCAAAGAATGCTTGATTGTTATCAGGCATCAAAGCCGACATGTAAATATCTTTAGGTTCATACCACGCAGAAGCCTGTGGCATAGCTATCTGTCTGTATGCATCAAATCCCGGCACTGTACCCATGTACGCAACAAGCTGTGTAGAATCTGCGTATTCTCCTGTCTCTTCTTGTTGTTGTTCTAACTGTTCTTGTTGGTCTTGCATATTATTATCAAAAGCTACTGCTGTATTTTGAGGACCACTTGTGTTTCCTACTGCTGCATTTTCGTCACCACCTGTATTCCCTACTGCTGTATTATTGTTACCACTTGCAGTACTCGCAACACTAGTATTGGTGGTGGTTTCAGTGGTTGTTGTAGTAGTTGAGCCTACTGCTGTGTTGTTGCCACTGTCGGTATTTCCTACTGCTGTGTTTTGTGTACTCATGGTATTTGAAACACTGCTGTCAGCATTAAAACTATTAAGAACTTGTTGAGTCTGAACCACTGAACTAACTACTTGAGCTGATATACTCGGTGAGTTTGACATGCTTTGTCCACCTGTAACACTACTGGATACTGCTGTAGCTGTTGTATTTCCGGCGACACTACCGCCAGATGCTTTTGTATTTCCTGTTGCGTGGATAGATGTGCCTGATGTTGTACCACTCATACTGTTGGTTGCTGTTTGTATTGTACTGGCTACAACACTTAACATTTGTGTAGTAATGCCACTCTTTTCTTCTTCAGCTACCCTAGTTTCTTCTACTTCTTCCTCTATTTCTTCTACTTCTTCCTCTATTTCTTCTTCTATCTCTTCTTCTTCAAACCATTCTTCAAGTTCTTCTATGGTTTCAAACTCTAAATACTCTACAGGTTCTTCTTCCATGTACTCTTCTTCTATTATTATCTCTCGTCTTTCAAACTCTTCAAACATAAGAGTCTCTTCTAAAAAAATAATATCAGGAGTGTCTTGCTCAAATACATCAGCCACAAAATCTATGTACTCTTCTTCTAGTATTAAAGGAAGCGCGTTTAGTTCCATAGTTTCTAAAGGTATATAATATTCTTCGTCTATTGTTATAAATATTTCTTCTTCAAAGAGTTCTTCTTCAAAAGCAAAGACTTCAAATTCTTCTGGAACTTCAAAGAACAACTCTTCGTATTGGTCTTCTTCAAAAAATGTAACGTATTCTTCGTATAGTTCTTCTTCTATATAATCATCATAATAAAATTCCTCTTCCTGATAACCATAGTTTGTCTCTTCTTCGTAGCCATAATCAAACTCGTCTTCAATGTAGTAAGCTACAGATGCTTCTTGAGTATAGCCTGCACAAAACGGAGCATATTGAGGATCTAAATCACACTGTAAATCATCGTAGGCTTCCCAATATAAAGGACAAGAGGTGCTGTGTAAAGAATTTAATCCACATTGTTGAGTTAAATAAGCTGCATCGTAGCCTGTACAAGAACTATTATTAAGCGGATTGCTACAATCAATACCGTTACCTGTACCTACACCATATAAACTTCCACCGTTTTCTAATAGCGTATTAAAAGAACTGTTATTCCATGTAGCATTTACACAAGTTCCAGAAACATTTGTTGTTCCTTTACCGCATTGGTCATAGAACAAATACGTATATGTTTCGTCTGCTGCGCCTTGCTCACCAATCAAGACATCATGGTTAATAATATTTAATCCACCATAACGATACTCAAAGGTGTCGTTAGAGTTCCAAAGGATAACTTCAAAAGAATTATCTGTGTTGCTTCTGTTGTATTCTCGTAGGTTGTACCAACCAAAGACAGTCTTATCGGTGAAGTTCTTGGCTAGAACTTTCGAGCCGTTGTCTCTTATTAGATCAGTCCAGAAAGGATATAAGGTGTATGTAATCTCAGGTAACGGATCAGGTGTGTAGTCATTACAATAAGATCCTGTCGTTTTAAAATGTAGGCAACCATTAGTAGCCATTCGTGCCGAGGTAAAATCTTCACCATAGAAAGTAAAAGTAAAATCTAAATTAAAAGCACCTGAGACTTGATCGTCACCAGATGCCATGTTGGTTGTGCCTGTTTGATTGGTTAAATCAAAAAGACTTTGGTTTGCTTCGTATATGTAATTAGCGTTGACTGACGAGGCAAATAAAAGTAGTGCTACACTAAATGCCTTTGTCAAATTCCCTAGCACAAGTCAGCCTCGACTTCTTCAGATTACTTTCATCTCTAGTACCTTTACACTTCTTTAAGTATTGAGCCTTTGCTTCGATGTAATCAGGTCTGTCTTTAATGTTTGCTTGCCACGCAAGTTTTGCTTCGTCACCTATCTTGCCTTCATAAGGGCAAGGAGTGCCTGCCATAGACATTGCTTTAAAAACACGAGGGTCTTGGCAAAGTATAGAGACACTGGCTACTTTCATGCCTGTATCGTATAGATACTTGGAAAGTTTCAAGCGTTCACAGTTCTCGTCACGGACTGTACGACCTGTAGAGAAACCAAACACTTGTCCTTGATATGCGCCTGACCTTCCAACCGTACAAAGGTCTTGGCTGTAGCTCATAATAGAAGGAGCAATCGCAGAAGCAGGCGGTGCTTTTTGATTGATATTTTGTGTGATAACCTGTTCAGACTTGCTTTCATTTATGTTTCTGTTGGTGTTGTCTGAAGTGTTTTTGTTTTCGTTTACGTTCTTATTGTTTGATGTAACTTGAGAAGTTGAATCAGATTTATTTACATTAGTGTTCGTATTATTATTAGTATTATTACTTGTACTATTGTTGTTATTGTTATTAGTATTTGTAGATGTACTGGTGTTATTGTTATTATTCGTATTACTATTAGTAGTATTTACCGTACTAGAAACAGTTGAATTAGTTGTATTGTTATTGGTACTAGAACTAGTAGATGTACTAGTGTTAACATTTGTGTTGTTGTTGGTGTTCGTACCAGTTGTCGTAGTCGAGTTAACATTGTTATTATTATTTGTATTTGTAGCGGTGCTAGTGTTATTGTTATTGTTAGTGTTAGTGCTTGTATTTGTACTGCTGTTAGTGTTCGTATTATTATTGGTATTGGTTTGCGTTCCAGTAGTCGTTGTTGTATTTACATTAGTATTAGAATTAGTATTGTTATTAGTGTTAGTATTTGTGTTAACATTTGTATTGCTATTTGTGGTCGTTGTGGTGTTGGTTGTGTTCAACGAGTTCTGTTCACAATACTGTTCACCTGCTGTACAATCACCTGTTTGATCTGCTTGCGCAGGACCTCCAAAGAAAAGAGCAGATAAAATCAAAGCTCCAAATAAAGTTTTAGTTTTGTTTATCATACTGCCCTCCTCTTCTTCAGTATAAAATTAATTTAGTAAACCTAAGTGTAATATAATATCAAAAATCAAATAGCCAAAAAGAACTCTAAACATAAAGCGATATCTTTGGTGATCATCAACTAAGGTTGTAAGGTATTCCTTATTCACCCTTGTCCATTTTCTTTCAAAATCATATTCCACTGTATCACTATTTAATTTTTATTTTTTTGGGTTTCTTCTCCTCTGGAATGATTCTCTTCAAGAAAATATTTAACATACCATTAACAAAGTTTGCACCTTCAACCTCTATGTCCTCAGACAAATTGAATTGTCTTTTGAACGAGCGTTGTGCAATTCCTTTATACAGTTTGTTATCGCCTTCATCTTCTGAAGACTCATAAGAAACTGTTAAAGTACTTTCTTGTAATGTAATGTCGACATCTTTTTTATTGATGCCTGCCAGAGCAATTTCAATTACGTAATCGTCTCCGTCCTGAAGCACATTGTAAGGTGGATAACTTGGTAGACTTTTAGAACCTTGTGACATCTCTGCCATGTTCTTAAAAAGACCATCAAATCCTACAAACAATGATGAAAATATTGGATCTCTAAAATCCACCATTCCATAAAAGTCATTTCTTTTTCTGACCATTTTTCTTCTCCTTATTATAAGCAAGAATGCTGTTTATAAATGCCTCTCAGACCTCCATATGAGCGTTCTAAGAGACTCCTATTATCTAAGATGAAGGTTACCCTTTGTACTTAAATAAATCCTTTATATCGACTGCGTATTTTTTACATTTGACTGCAAGAACTTTTGCTTTTTCTAAAACAATTTTAGATTTAGCAACCATGTCTCGCATCATGTTTGGCTCACAATGCCACATAATACCCATGACGATAATAATTAAAAATAATATTAAACTCATTAGTCTTTACCTTTATTTCCGTCTGGCTTGTGGCTGTTTGTATATAATCCAAACCAAGCTGCCCCAGCACCTACAACAATCGAAATTAATCCTGACTGTTCAAAGCTGGGTTCAGGCAAGTCCATGAACCAGAATGTTGTATAATATAACAGATACATATAGACACCTAAGAAAGCTCTTGGTATGATTCTCCAACTGTCTATTGCTTCTGCTACGAATATAAATTTTTGATAAGGGTTATCGTTCTTCTCATCTTCAAGTTCCCTTATTCTGTCTTTTAAATCTGACTTCTCTTGAAGGAGTGCCATGAATTTATTAAGATCAATCTCGACCTCATTTCTGTCCATGTCTCCTGAAAAACCACTCATTTGATTTTGCATATTCATTCCTCTACTTCTTAACTAAACTACCACCAAAGTACATGCCAATTATAGCCGATACTAAATTGGTATCTAACTGCGTTATTACCAAACCTTGAAAAGTAATCCATTCAAAAACATCCCGTCCTTCTCTAAAGAACCAAAAACCCGGATTCCAATTGGTGTATCCGACTGTTACATCCACATCTGGATAAAATACTGCGACCATTTTTGGAAGCACTACTATTGCGAACACAGAAACCAAAGCTATGATTCTTCTTGTCCAAGCAAAGCCTTTGTCTTTTAATCCGTGATCAAGAGACTGTTGCTTGGCTTTCATCTCGAACTCACCTCTCGTTATGAGAAGTTTCTGTTGTTCTTCTTTTGCTTTTCTGCTTTGCGACCATATACTTAGAAGACTACTAAGCAATGTAGAACCTAGCATTGTTATAATTTCAAATGGGAAACCCATGCATTATCTCCTCTGCTAGTTCTTCGTAAAGCTTTCTAAAATTATCTAGTGACATACAAGAAAGATCTTGTCTTATCTGGTGAAGTCTATAAATTTTATAAGAGGCTTCTAGTTGTTCTTCTGTATATAATAGCATCGTCTACAAACTTGTCAAGTTATTTTTTACCCAGTAGTATATTTTGCATTTGCATTATAGACAAATTATCTTCTGATGCTTTTGATGGTTGTGTCTCAGACTTAGGAGGTGCAGGTGTTAAAACAGGAGTAGGTATTTCTTCTACTGTATCTTCTAGATTTCCTAGATTAATATTAACTAGACTGCCTTGTCCCGGACCGCTTCCAAAATGTCCCATAAAGTTTCTAACTTGTCCGTATAAAGGTTTAAATCCAAAAGGTCTAGTTGGTCTTTCTTTGCTCTCCTGTATTTCATTAAATGATTTTCCATAAGTATCGGATCTCCATGTTTCAGGATATAGACGAGACTCTCCTTCTTTTATTTGATCTTGAGGTCTTAGTCCACCACGCTCTAAATTTCTTGTTACATCATATCGCATACCTTTTAAATAAGAACTTAGAGTTTCTCTACCTTCAGGGGTTGTAAAGTATTCTTGAAATTTTAGTCCCGGAGAATCATTAAAATTATAGCGGTCTGTTACAATATAGTTTCCGTTTCTATCTTTTGTAACAGTACCTTGACCTATTGTTGTTTTAAAAGAATAATCAGTATTATTTAATTTAGAAAGTATTGAAGGCAGTGTTGTCCCAAATGATGCATCAGCCATTGTCGCTTGATCTTTGTCTGTTGTATCATAAGCCTCATAAGAAATTGACCACGTATTTCTTTTACCTTTCTCAGGTACAACGGTTCCTTTTTTTATACCATCTTTTATAATTTTTTGAAATCTTTTAATTTCATCTTTTCGCAAATCAGCTTCTGTAAGTTCGTCTGTACCACCGCTTACATCATGAGTCAATTGTCTAAACCAAAGAGGAGCAGGTCCTTTTCTTCTAATCTCCGCACCTTTTCCTTTAATGACACGATCTAAACGATCAAAAAGAGCAATCGCTTTACCACCTAGAAAACGCTGTTCACGTTCAAAACCAAGGGACTCCATTTGTCCGTCTGTTTCTGATTGCATAGGAGCAGAACCTTCGATAGCTCTAAACTGTCCGGGTTCAAAAAGTATTACACCTGTTTCTCCTTTCTTATTATATAAGATACTGTCATAACCTAGTTCATTTAAAACATCTCTTGCTTCTTTACTGACTTTAACATTTAAAGCATATTCAACATCTTTATTATTTACTGATTTATTATCAGCAACTGCTTTAACTGCAAATTTATAATCTGCAATTAAATCTTTAAGCCTTTCTTGCGCTTGAGGTTTTGTAAGTTTAGAATGTTTAACAATTATATTCTGAAGGACATTATCTTGAATAACCTCATCCATAAAATTGTAAGCTGTAAAATCTTTTATCTGTTTCTTTCGCAAGTCTAAAGGATTATATATTCTTACTTTACCTGCTTGATGCCCATCATTTTTAGTATGTGTATGAACACCTATTTTATCTGTAAGCTCAAAGTCTTCTAAGTGTTCTGTGTCAGAACCTTCTTTCAAATGCCTATAAACTGTTTGTGTAATTCCTTTAGGAAAATCTTTTATTTTTTCTTTAGTATGTATGCGTAAAGGTTTACCATTATCTAAGTATGGTGCAGCCTTTCTTGAATGCTTAGTTAAGTATGACATTATTTCATCGCTGTTATTACCAACGACACCGCCTTCTTTAAAGCCTTGTCTTTGAACATCTTCAATAGATGCTCCGTCTTCTATCATTGCTAAAATACCAGCAGCTACCGGAATTGTTACACTAAATATTTTAGAGATTTCAATTAAGCGTGTGTCCTTAACAACCCAATTACTTGTTCCTTTGCCTTCTCCTCTACTAAAACCATCAAGAAATCTAGTTGCTTTAATGCCTGATTCACCTAAAAGTCTCTCACCTTCATCAATATTATATTCTAAAATTCTATCTCCTGTCTGCCTATATTTTTTATTAAGAAGTCGTGTTTTCTCAAACGATGGAAGTGCTTCTTCTAAAGGAACATAAGTCTCACGAAAAGATTTAATTATTTCTTCGCCTGTTTTATTTTCAATGCTACCTCTTCTACCTAAACTATTATATACTCTTTGTAGATTTTTTTGAACGGTAGGATCTTGAAGAGTAAAAACTTTATCATAGTCTAAAATTTGATCATCTCTTATTTTTAAATTAACAGCATATACTGTTTCTTTTATTTGATTTTGTATTTTATTCCAATCATCACTCTTTATTAGATTATCTAATTTTTTATGTTTAACTAAATGAGGAACAATGAACTGGCTCCATACAGCACTAGCTTGTTCTTCAGTAATTAAATTATCCTTTGATAGACTATGAAAACGTAATAAAGAAATAAAACCCTCTGGATCATTTTTAAATGTAGAAATTACATCTTGGCTTCTCCTGTCTCTTCCTTCAAATTCAGCAATCTCTTCAGGAGTAAAACCTTTTTCATTGCGGTACTCTATCTCAGATAAAACATCTTTTTTACCTTCAGTCAAATCTTTAGCGTATTTTTTTGCAATTTCTTTATCGTCTGCAAAATAAAATCCGGGACCATAAGCATGAAAACCTTCTCCTGTGCCTAGCTTAGCAGATTTAAATTTACTAAATCTATATGGTGATCCATGAAAGACTTGTCTAATTAGTCCACCACCATAAAATCCAGATCTATATGTTACAAACTTATCTCCTTTTGCATACTTTGCATCTTTATATGTTCTAATAAATTTATAAATACTTTGTTTTTTATATCCTGATTCACGAAGTAATGCTCTTGCTTCTTTTATAGTTATTTGTCCATCTTCTAACAATTCTTTAGTTGTTTGCATCGTAACAATATTAGTACTTTTACCTTGTTTTTGTAAATTTTTTAATTTTTTTGCATCAACAACTTTTAAATTATCTTCGTCTTGCCATCTTGTTCTAAAAGCAGTTCCTCTTTTATTTTTTGCTAACCCTATTGTACTCCTTAAGGCTTGTGGTAATCCACCAATAGCAAACCCAAACCTTTCTTCTTCATCTTGTCCTAAGACTCCTGCTTGTTGATTGTATGGTAGTCCTGTCATACGATCTATCTTTTCGTCTGGTTCTTTTTTTGCATTTGGTATATTAACTTCTCCTCCAATTGCAAAACTATAATATGATCTAGCTTTTGGAGCCTTGCCTTTCTTAGCAGGTCCAAAAAGTTTTCCCCATGTACCTTTATCAAATTTTCTACCTGCTTGAGTTAAATAATCTTTATAAGCATCTCCACCTATCATTTGAAAAGCTGCACTAAGCGGTAGATTATTTAATGTCATTTCACCAACACCTTTACGATATAAAATCATATCAATAACATCTTGTGCCAAAGGACCTGCAGGAGCTTTAATTAAAGCACCTAACTGTCCACTTCCAAAACCTGCATTAACTTTATAACGATATGCTATTTCTAATGGACCCATACCACCCCAACGCTGTATACTTTTTCCAACAATTTCTCCTGCGGTTTTGTCTGTAAGACTATCGCCTTGACTTCTAATAGCATTCATCAATGTCGCTACGCTTGTCATTAAAACTGTTGTTCCTACAATTTTTGGTGTTGCGTGTGCTGGATCAGTATATACTTCTCTTGCAAATCTTTTTAAAATAGTGTTGTTAAATGCTGTCGGATATCCGGCAAACTGAGCAAATAATTGTCCTGCAGGATGTGAATGCCACAAAGGTCTGTTGGCTGCAGCAGTAGTAGGTACAAGAATAATTTCTTTTGCAAATCTTGCAGCACCTCGTTGATAATAATTTTCATAGAAAGTCGTTTGATTTTCTCTTAGCTTTTTAGAACCGTTTAATCCTTGCGCTAAAGAAGTGTCAAACTCTCCTTGTTTATTAAGAGAATTTTTATACCAATTAATTGCATCATTATCATCAATCCCAGCTTCCCATAACCTATCTCTAGATCTTTTAACTTCTTCTGCAGATAATTTTTTTATCCCTGTGTTATGTTTATATAACTTTTCAGAATTTTGTCTTATTATTTTTTTACCAGTTGTGAAAGCTGCAAGCTGTACTGCGCCTGTCCATTGTGTCAAAAGATTAACATGAAAGAAAGCATTTTGAACTCCTCTATGTACAGCATTTCTTGGAGCTTCTCCGTACAAACCTTCTAATCTTTGCATGGTTGCTTGTTCTAATGCAAGACCTGCTTCATATAATTCTCTCCACGCTTCATCGTCTATATCTTTCATACCATAGACTTTCTTACCTTTGAATTTTTGAATTGCGCGTGTTGTCCTGTCTAAATCTTTTCTAATTCCTTTTGCAATTGATTCGGCAATTGTTCTTCCTGTTTCAAAACCTTCTCGGCTTATAACATTAGGATTGTCAATACGACTTAAAAGAATAAGTGGCTCAGTTAAACTTGACAAAGTAGCTAACGGTAAGTGAGCAAGTTGCTGACTTGTTTTTGCCCAGTCTGTAATTGTAGTTACTTTCTGACCTAATTTTTGATCATTAAGAACATCTTCCCATGTAGGAACATCTAATCCAGTTGTTCTCTTATAAAGTAATTTGACTCTAGCTAACACTTCTTTTCTTTCTTCTTCAGAAAATCCTGCATTGTCTAGTTGTTGTCTAATAGGTTCAATATATCTCGTTTGAAAAACACTTTCACTTTTACCAAACTCCCTTGCTCTGGAAATTGTGCGAGCAGAACTCATAGTATAATTAGATAAAACTCTATTAACATCTCTGTCTATAAAATCTTCAAAGCCTTCTTTCTCTAATTTTCCATCAACAGTATATAAATTTTGATCAGGAATATCATCAAAAACTCTATTTTTAAAACTGCCTTGAGTTCTTGTTATGTTAAAATTCATTGCTTCAAGATATGCAGAATCCATAAATTCCATTTCTCTTTTTTTAAGCATGTTATCTACAATTGCTTCTGCTTTAAGTCCTTTAGCTTTGTCCCAAACTTTTTTATAGTTAGCACCAAGAGCTAGTTGCACTTCTATATCACTTACTTGATTTCCGAGTACGCTATCTATTTCAAGTTTTGTTTTAATTCCAAAACCATCCATTGCTTCTTGAAGAAAGTTTCGTCCTTCAAAATAATCTTCATCTACCCAATGTCCTCCATCTCTTTTTGAAAGACGAGAAACTATTCTTGTGTTATTTTTTTGTGCAGAATAAGCGTATAAGGATTCAAGCTCTAAAAGTTGAATATTATCTTCAGTGACATTTTTCCAAGACCTTCCTGCACGCTGAGATTCAAAACCTTGTTCCTTTAAATCTTTTTGCAGCTTAGCTTTTAACCTTCCTCTTTTATCAAGAGCTTCTGAAACTATTGAATATTTATTAGAAGCATAGGCATTTGCAGGGTTTGCATGACTAGAGTTTGCAATAATACTAATAAATTTAGATTTATTTGCTACAATTTTATCGTGTTGAAATTGTCTTGGAAAGTATTTTTCAACAACTTGAAATTTTGTAATTAAGCCAGCATCAATCGCTTCGGCTGCAATTTGATCTGTAACACCTTTAATGTCTTTTGCAGCTTTTATAACAGAACTAGAAACATATTCTTTAGCAGGATCTACTGCCTCTCCTTCCCCTTTAATGTATACAGTTTTAAGTTTTCCATTAATATCTTTATAAGTAACAGAAGGTGAGTCTGGTTCCCATAGAAGACGAAGTAACTGTTCGTTCTCATCGTGTTTAAGAGTATCATTAAATACATTGCTAAATTTACTACCTAATGTATCTCCTTCTTTAAAGGTTGCTCTTAACAAAGGTCTAATGGCTTTGTCTAAACCTACTTTCCATTGGCTTGATAATCTAGATACTCCTTCTTCGTATGTATATTCTTGAACTTTATCGACACCTTTTGCTAAAGTGTGGTTCCAATCATATCTTAACTGTCCTAGAAAACGCTGTAAGTCTACAGAGTCTTTTGCTGCATCTGCTAATATAGAAGTTGATTTACCATAATAACCTAGTATAGCTCGCTTAAGCCAATACTGTCCTCCAGTAAGTTCACCACTTTTTCTTCCAATGTCTAGTTCTTTCTTAGTTCTTTCTAAAGGATCTCTTATTCCTAAAGGATTTTCTGTAGGATCTACAGGAGTTTCTCCTTTTAAAAGTTGAAGAGCATATTCGTTTGTTCTATTTTCATAAGCTGCTTTACTTTCTTTTGCACCTTTTTTCATATAAGAGTGGGAAGCTTCATGGTATAAAACAAAATCTCTAAACTCTTCTAGTGTTTTAAAACTATTTTCAGGAAGAGGTTTTACTCCTTTAAGTGCTGGTTTAGTCCATGCTTTATCAGCATATCTTTTCTCTAGCTCAACCATGTTGATAGTAACAACATTATCTTTTTTATTATAAAATGCCCAAGCTTTTCCTTTAGGAGTTTTTCTTGTTAATTTTATTTGTGGCTTATCTAAAATTCCTTCAGGATATAACTCTTGTAATCGAAATAATCCTTGATCAGACAAACCTTGTAATATTTGACCGTGTTCTATTAATTCTTCATCTGCCCACTTATTATAATTAGCAGTTCTTAAATCTTTAGCTTTAATAGGAGACTTGTTTGTTCCTCTTGTAGACTGATGGATTCCTGTTGAGTTTGCATATCTCCATAGATTTGTTTTCAACATTGGAGAATAGGCAGTGTATGCTCCTATTCCTCCTCCAAGAATACCTCCTAAAGCTGCACCAATACCACCCACTAAAGCAGTTTGTGTTAAGTCTATGTTTTCTCTTAAGCCTAATTCTTTTTCAGAACCTTGTAAAAAGAAATCATGCGCACCTGCGTAGGCAGCACCCTCTGCTAAACCATATTGTCCTGTTTTCTTACCAGCTTCTAATGCTCTACCTCTTGCAACATCTTTTAAACGACCAGCCGAAGACTTGCTTATTTTTCTTAATCCTTCTTTTGTTGCTTGGTTTAAAGCTGTACGCGCAGATAAAGACAGTCCTGCAGAAGGTGCAGCAAACAAAGCAGCTAACCAATTTACAGGATCGAATACTAAATCTATTGAAAGATCTTTAATCATTCCCATTGTTTCTTTAAAGCCTTCTAAGTCTGCATTGGCAAAAGTATTATCTAGCCAAGCATAGTCTTCTTTTGCTTGATCTGACCACTGTCCGACCTCTACTGATCTTTGCACAGCAGATGAAATACTAAATTGGGGATCTCTTAAATATTCAAAAATATCTTCTTTGCTGCCGATTTCTTCCATGAATCGCTCGGCACGAATAATAAACTCAGGATCTTTTTCAAGATCTGATAGTGAATATTTTGATGGTAGTTGTAAAAGAGGATTGGTTGCTCGGTCTGAAAACCCTTGCACGTAAGATTCTTGTAAATCTGCAGGAACTAATCCTTTATTTACATCAATACCATAAGCAGTAGACTGACTAGGATTAAGATATTTTTCCTGTAATTCTGAAGGAAGAGGTGGAAGACCTTTATCTTCTAGCTCTTCTTGTAAGTCTTCTTGTTGGGTTAGGTCAAGATATTTTTGTAATGCAATAGTTGCGTTGCTCATTTCTTTTCCTTATTTTTCTGGAACATCAAATCTTTTGTACTGTCCTTTACTTAAATCAGTAGTGCTATATCTTTCCATCCAATCGTATATAGTTCCTTTAGATGTTGATAAATCTTTAAGTTGTTGTATAATTTCCGCATTTGTAAATTCTGTACTGAAATCTAAAATTTCATTATATACTGACGCAGCATCTGTATTATATACAAAGTTTTCTAATAATATATCTGCTTCATCTTGAGACAACCCTCCATCCTGCGCTTGTTTTAATATATACTCAAACTCAGCTTTCATTGCTTTGCCTCTATCTAACGGATTATCTAATTTTAAAAATTCTTGTTCAGCCACAAACTGACCATCTTTAATTGTAAATTTTCTTTCAAGCATATTATTCATTGGCTCAACATCAATGATAAAGTTTCTACTATCTCCAAGCCATTTACCGCCTCTACTTGGTCTTCCTGTTTGCTGCCGTCCTTCAGAAGAATCTGCAAATGTCCTTACATCTTTAACACTACTAGCTAATGTATATGCAATAGAAGCTCTCATTAAATGTTCATCATTTGTAATTACTTTATCACCTCCAAAAAATGCTCTGTTAAACTCTGCTTCTTTAGGATTCTTTAGTTTTACATACCAAGCAGTAGCTGTGTCTGCCAACGTATTTGCTACTGATGGATTAGCTGCTAGTTCATCTTGCAATATAGCCATATGAGATTTCATAAATATTGGCGAACTAAAAGCTGCTAATGCTGTACCTATAGCTCCTATTGTTTTTACCTTAGGTATCTTTGATACTACAGGATCTACGAATCTTCTACCTTTTCGGAAAATTTCTCCTTGCTTTCCTCTACCAAATATATTTGATTTTTTATAAATGCTTGGTCTTTTAAATTGTTTAGAACCCGGATATCTTCTTTGTAGTTCTGATATTGCAGCATAGCTTAATGCAGCTTTAGTTGCAATGACTCCTTCATTAAATCTAGTTGCTCTATATGGTGAAATACCTGAGTTTATTTGATTATTTCTTTCCATATTATAAATAGTCTCAGGACCTTCTCCTATTAGCATCTTCAATATTAAGCCTTTAGTATCGCTTAGTTCCTGAGAATTTGCTATTTTTTTATAGTCCCCAAAAACAGGTAACTCAGTCATTTTATCTATTAAAGGATTAACTTGTTGTTCTATATTAAGTGCTGCTAAAGAAACACCTATTCCTGTGTTTAAATAAGAATCTATTCCTCGAAAAACACTGTTTTCTGGTTGATCTTTTCCTGCTAAGAAACTTAACGCTCCAACATAATTATCTAAGTTCAGTAGACTACCATCGCTTTGAAGTTTTCTAACATCTCTATCAACTCTATTGCTTTTAACTTGATTTAGTCTTGATAAAGATAATCCACCAAGCTTTTCAAATAGCTTTTTATTTTCTATGTAACCTTCTCCCACCAAGTCTGATCCTCGCCTTACAAAATCTTTTCTGTTTATTAGAAAACTGCCTATGATTTCAGGCACAATTTGATCAGCAAGTGCCGGAAATTTAGGATGATTAATTAAGTCTCCTCTGCCTTTATCTTTTAAATGTGAAACAAGTTGAGGTTCTATAGAATTTCTTAATTGTGAATAATATTGTTGATTGTTTTCTAAGTAGTCTTGCCATGCAGGTGTTTGATAGTCACCATAAATATTACTAACGTCTGAAATTTTTAACGAACCATCTTTATTTACGAAACTATTTCCAGAACTAGCTTCCATTGTATCTAAAATACCATAAATATTACTGGCTGATTTTAATTGACTAAGTTCATCTGCAGAATTTGCCATATCTAAATCTCCAGTTCTTCTTCTTTCTACAATTCTTTTATTAGCTGCATTGGCAAACAAAGCTTGTCCTGCCATAAGAACACCCATCGCCATTTCACGCTTTTCTTGTTTCCTAGCTCGTTTAGCAGAAGCTTTGTCCATTGTTGCTTTACGTGCTAGTAAGGATGTACCGAGTTCACCAATATCCATACTGTCCCAATTAGACATTATTTCTTCTAAGTTTGTATTATCTTCAGCCATTTTATCTCCTTGCCATTAAACTTTCTTCTACCATCTCAGGTGCTTGCGGTCTAGACATTAAACTTTCTTTAATACTAGATACATCTATGTTTTCTAGTTGAGCAATTAATTCTTGATCTAATTGATTAGGAGCAACATTAACTTTTAAATCAGAAAATCTTTGAGGTTCTTTTCCTGTCAACATATTACGCATCTCTTTTCCTTGCTCTGCATCTGCTTGTATTTCTTCTTCTGTTAAAGGATCATCAAGTTCTGCTTCAAGATCATCTCCTCTATTTATAATAACATTTGTAATTCCTACTTTTTCTGCAATAGCTAATAACATATACATCACAGGTTCTACAAGAAGAAGCATTAAATCAGCATTAAATTTTCCTTGTGATAATCCTGAAACAAGAAGCATTTTAGTTATATCGCCTACTGGTGTTCCTTCTGACATCATACGAGAAACTTCTACTAACATTTCTTCTTCAAGCAAACTCATAAATATTGCTTGTGTTGCTTCTCTCACATTAGTATACTCAGGTGGTCCTTCAAAAGGCTGAGTACTTTCGGGACTATTTGTTAAGGACTGTCCCGGAATAGGTCCATCAAAAGGACGCATAGTTTCAATTGCTTGTTGGTCTAACATTAGTTTCCTCCACTACCAGACATAACAGCATCTTCAGGAGTATAAGCATAACCACCTAATCCGTTTACGAAACCAAAAGGATTTTCCATACGTGGTGTCAGTGTTGCTCCAAAACCTCCTGCATACTTACCTAATAACTCTAAAAAAGTAGAAGAATTATTAAATTGATTTGTATCCATAGTCATAAAATTATCCGAAGAACCAAAAGCAGTAGGCATGTTTCCTAACATTGAAAATGCACTAGCTCCTTGTGTGCCGGGCATTCTCATTCTAGAAGGATCTGACGGCAAATAACTACTAACTGTACTATAAACATCGTAAGCTTTTCCTGCGGTACTACTTTGTACAGCTTTAATTTTATCTGTTACCCAGTCAACTCCTTCTCTTATAGGTCCTTTTACCGATTCAAGATTAGCTACACGTCCTGCTTCCAAACTTTCTGCTGATGGTTTATATGTTGTAAAATCTGCATCTGACATTCCTTCAGGTCTTCTATACTGAGCAGTTACTTCAACTGGTTCAATTGTTAAACTTTTTGTAGCTTCTACTGCAGCATCTGTTACATCATTAAAAGCTGAAAGAGTTCCGTCTGCATTTAATTTTTGAAAACCTTCGCCTTTATAACTTATTTTTTCTGTAAAAGTTTTACACCAGTTACCAAAGTCAGTAGCTTTACCGTTTGTCAGCCAGTCTACTCCTCCTTTTATAGCTCCTGAAATACTGTCAAAAACATGTCCAACTGTTTTACCATACAAATCACCACCCCATTTAGCAGCACTTTGTATTGCATTTCCAATTTTACCTATAGCATTAAATATTTTTGGCATTCCTTGGAATAATCCTTGAAACGCAGAGCCTGCTCCTTGTAACCAAGACCCCATGACCCCTCCTATTCCGGGCAATAGAAATCCAAGAGCAATAGTTCCAATAGGTCCTAGCTTGCCAAAAAATTTACCGATTGGTTTAAGAACTGCTTTTAAAGGTTTAGCTATTATTTTACCTACACTTTTAATTGCGCCTCCTACTTTTCTTACGATCTTTTTAAAAGGTTTAAATATTTTACTCAGTAGTCCCATGATTATCCTCCTCCGGGATTTAAGAATGTATTCATTATATTTGTCATTCCTGTTAAATTACTTTGCCAGTTTTTACCTTCATACGATGCACCTTCGTTTCCTAAGGCTGCTACCATCAATGAAGCTTTACGCTGTTGATCATTATCCCAAGCTTTAAATGAATAATCCATTTGATCTCTTAACTCTTGCCAAAGGAAAGACATTGCTTGTGTACTTAGTCCAAAAGCATTCTGTGCATTTTGTTGATTGACTGCATTAATAGCTGCAGTATTAACTGTATTAGACTGCCTGCGCCACGCAACATTTGATTGTTCTACGGCTTGTGCATTCTGTGTATTAAACTGTTCTCGTGCAAACTCTTGTTGTGAATTAAACTGATCAATCTGTGTAGACAGTTGTGCATCATACTTAGCAACATCTAGTTCTGCTTGTTCTTCTAAAGCTTTTGCTTGATTCTCTTGTGTCTTATTAAACTGAGTCATAGCATTTTGTTGTGTCTTATTAAACTGTTCCATGTTAGCTGCCATGCTGGACATGAATTGATTTGTTTGATTCTCACTTGTTGCATTGAATTGTTGAGAAGCATTCTGTGCAGCTTGATCACTTAACAGTCCTTGTTGTCTCAATTGACTTGTTAATACTTCAGCCTGTTGTCTGTTGTTTAAGTTTGCCATGTCTCTTTGTAACATGGTCTGAGCATTCTGTGCCACAAGTTTTGTATTAGAATCAAGAGTTGCCAAGTCTAATTGTGCCATTGACATTGCTTCTTGTATAGATGCTTGTTGATCGTTGGCTACTTCTGTTAGGCTTGTAGTCTGTAAGAACTTACTGTTAGACAAAGCTCGTTGTTGATCTGCGCTAAACTGTGCCATGTTTAAATTAAATACTCTTTCTGAATTTGTCATGGCTCTTTGTTGTGCCATCTGAGCATTCATTTGCTCTGCTTGAGCTTCTATGCCTCTTTGTGAAAATACACTTTCTTTTATAGACTGTGCATTGCTTTGTGCTAAAGGCATAGCACTTTGTATAATTGCATTGAACAGCGCATCTCTGCCTACTGTAGAAGCATCCAAGCCACGTTGTGCCAGTATTTCATTTACT